AAGACGATGACTATTAAGTACAGGTTCAAGTGTATCAACAATCCTAAGTTCTTTTTGTTTACTGTTGGTTACTTCTTCTATGGTTACAGGGTACTCAGTACGAAAGAGAGGTTTAATGAGTTCAGCAAACATACCCTGACCAAAGTTAGCCTCTATCACTACCTTATTAACTTTGTTAGCCTTAGCGATAGCGACCAGACGTTTTAGTGTTACTTCGTCGTACCCTCCTTTAATACCACCAGCATCGGGAACAAACAACTGACTGTTAAGCATCTTGACTACAGCGTAAGCCGTTTCGTCTTTACCACGTCCAGATGGGTCAATAGACATCACGGAACCACTGTACGGTATCATCTCTCCTACAAGACTGCTAGGACGTTTGTATCGGTCTCCTGCCAGTCCTACATTAGGTAGTGTTCTATCTGCTTTCTCAGGGTCACTTGACCACATGATCTTTTCAGGGGCGGTATCAACGTCAACGTCGTGAATGATAAGGTCGTTAATCTTTAATGGATAACGGTCACGATCACTCAGCTTAGGGTTTAACATGAACTGCAACGCAAACCCGGTACGACCGTACGACAGCTGACGTTCTTCTAAGTCCATATCACTGAAGCGTAAGGGTTCTGTAGAAGTACCAGTACTCTCAGGAGTTATGTTATCCCGTATAAAAGGTGCAAGGGCGTTGCCGTAGTTGTTATCAGCGTCTTCCTCATTCGGATACTTAGCCGTCCATATACGCTGCTCGTAGCCCCTCTCTGATAGTTTAGTGTACAGACTGTCTTCGCATTGGGGTGTACCAAGAAATACAATCCTAGAGCTTTCTAGGGGCTTTATAATAGAATCAAACTCTTTAACGGCTTCGTCTAGTTTATCCCGTAGTCCTTGTGTTTGTGAGTTGGAAGGTACTTCTACGTCGTCAGCTACGATTATATCAGCACGGGAACCAGTCAGCTGGGATGTTACACCTAACGACTTAACGGAGGGTGCGTGAGAAGCAGGAGCACCACTAACGTCAAAAGCTATCTTACTGAACCGTTGGTTCTCTGATGGTTGTAGATGTTGTAGTGCAGGTATGTCCTGTATTAGACGTAACGTAAAGGTAGAGAAGTCATCCGATCTATTCTTACTGGCAGACACAACAAGTATGTTTTTTGTTTGGTCTAGTAGTAACTGATGAACAACAAACGCTGAGGTTATCCAGCTCTTACCACAACCACGAAATGCTTGAATAACGGAACGACGAGGTCCATTTTGCAAGTATAAAGCCATGTCGTACTGTAACGGAGTAGGGTCAGGCAGGTTAAGGTGTCGCCAAACAAGACACAGAAAGTTTCTAAAGTCTCGTAGTTGTGGTGGTATCTCTTGGTGTTTCTTCTTCATAACAATAAAAAGGAGCCGACGTTATATTGCCGACTCCTTTAGAGTATATGGGAATGTAGGGAAGAGTTAAAGTTGTTTCTCTGCGGGTATATCGTCTTGTTGTTCAGGGAACGGTAACGCTTTGAACTCGTTAGCTAATTCATTAACATTACTACCACTACGATTATCCACTGTGATGTTGTTATCTTTTAACCACTTGCCTATGGCGTTCATCAAAGCCGGGTTGTATTCCTCCATAGCTTTCATGTACCCAACTGCATTCTTACACAGTTCAGTATAACCGTCAGCAAGTTTAGCTCCTTCTACGTGATCCTTCATAAGTTATTATTTGTTGTCTCTCGGCATCTCAGAGTGGTCACCACGTCCGTTCATATTGTTCAGGATTCGTGTTACCCACATCTGTAAAAGAGCGGAGGAGCTGAGACCGAGCGTATTAGCGATCCCAGCTACCTCCTTCTTTTGTGAGCTTGTGAGACGAAAAGTTAGAGATGATGTATCTCTTTTGTTACCTTTCGCACTCATTTAGCGATATAAACTTAAGCCATTGCAGCAGTAAAGTCTGCCAATGAACCAAGATTGTTTCCGTCACCAAGAACAACGTCGTTAGCTTTAACGTCGATCAACTCAGCACTTCCGTCGTCGACACTGATGTCAGTAGAAGCAGAAGTAGCGGATGTTTTATAGAACGCAAACTTGTCGATTCCTTCGTCGTATACAGCAGCGATGTTTCCACCGTCACCAGTACCACGCTCAATGATAAGACCAGCGTCGTTCGAGTTGTTAGTTGAACCAGCAGCACCATCGTTGATCAAAAGAATAGAGTCTTTGATCTCGGAGTTAGTGGTTTGTACGGAAGTAGTTGTACCGTTAACAGTTAAATTACCGCTAAGTACAAGGTTAGTTCCGCTTACGTCACCGGTGAATGCAGCACCAGCAAGATTAGCTTTGGCAACATCAAGAGCAGATTCAGCAGCACGAGCAGTTGAAGCTTCGGAATCGATGTTCGATTGAAGAGTCGTGTCAGCAGATGCTCTAGCAGTAGCTTCACCACTAACAGCAGCGATACGAGCAGTTTCTTCAGCGTCGATATTGGACTGTAAAGTCGTATCAGCAGAAGCTCTGGCAGTTGCCTCGTCATTGATGTTTGTTTGAAGGGTCGAGTCAGCGGATTGACGGGCAGTCTCTTCAGCATCAATGTTGCTTTGGAGAGCTGAGTCAGCACTGGCACGGGAAGAAGCTTCACTATCAATGTTAGACTGAAGGGTACTGTCGGCAGATGCACGAGTACTTGCTTCAGAAGAGATAGCGTCAGCGTTAGTTTTGATCTGTGAGTCGAGAGCTTCGTCAGCAGCAACCAAAGAACCAGCAGATGTGATGTAGTTGGTTGAGGAGTTAGCGGAGTACGATCCACCTGCACCAAGACCAGCACCACTTTGAGTAGCGTCTAGTTCGGATTGGATAGCGGAGTCAGCGGATGTTCTGCTTGATGCTTCACTGTCAATGTTACCTTGTAAGGTAGTATCAGCAGACGCACGGCTAGTAGCCTCAGCGGTGATGTTAGATTGCAGGGTAGTATCGGCACTTGCACGACTGGAGGCTTCCGAATCAATGTTCGTTTGTAATGTAGCCTCAGCAGCTTCTGCACGTGATTTCTCAACTGCAATAGCACTTTTGGTCGATTGACCGATTTGATAGAATATAGATGATGTATCTGGCATATTAGTATTTATTATTGATGGTTAAAAAGTTAAGCAGTACCGTCGGAAACAATCTCCGTCCATTCAGACCCTGTCCAAACGATAATCTTATTAGTGTCCGTCTCAAAGTATGCCTCACCAGCAGCTGGCGAAGCGGGACGGGTGGATGATGTGACTGTGTTTAAAGTAGCCATGTCTTATTCTTCCTCCATAGGTTGTGTCCAAGCTTCCCCAGCCAACACGGTCAACATTGCCGAGTGACTAAGGGTATCTTTTCCGTATAGGCATCGTGGTTTAGCTCCTTCGTATTTAACAAAGGTTTCATCACCTTGCACGTTATATCTTAGTGTATCCACTGATGTTTCAAGTACTTCGTCAAAGTTAACGGTACTTACTTCATCAGCATTTAGAATTACATATTGTCTGCTCATAGTTATTAAGAGGGTATATCAGTTGAGAAAGTTGGACCGTTGGTCAATGTACCGTCGTTAGAACCTGAACCTTGGTCTGTGATAGTAGTGCCTGTACCTGAATCATCTTCTCCCATACGCCACCAACCTACGGGACTCAGTGAGGATAGATCATCAGGTGCTCCACTATTATAGATGGAAGTTACATTAGAGGATGACAGTTCACTATTAAACAAAGAAATTTCATCCATCTTTCCTTGGAGATAACTGTTTGGCGTTGTGTTGCTACTTCTAGCACCGAAGCGTAAAGGATCGGTATAATTATCCATCGTGATAGAAGATTGCCCACTTGCTGTCAAAGTTTGCGAAACTCCATCTATGTAGATTTTCATGCCTGATCTATTACCTGTTCCGTCTGCTGTACAAACGACATGATACCATGTATCCGCACTTATGGAATTAGCAGGAGACACTACTACTGCCCCTGAAGTGCTTCCGGGGTATAGGGCAAAGAATATACAATTAGCACTAAAACCGTATCCACCACTACTAAACTGAATTAAATACTCAGAGTTACTGCTACTACCTTTTGAAACTAAATGCTGAAATGCATTCGTTCTTTCGACACGAACCCAAAAACTGTAACTGAATGCGGAATTAGTTGACCCATTACCAAATGAAAAGTCATCTGAGTCTGCTACCTCGACATAATCGTTAGTTCCATCAAGGGCTAGGCTATACTGGTTCTGATAACTTACTGCTTCATTAGCAAACGTTCTCCACGATCCACTGTCGTATACAACAATAGCACCTGCATCGGTACTACCCGCAGCTTTCAAATATAACTCACCATTCTTAGCAAGTCCGTTAGTTACCAGCGATGATTGTTCGCTGTCGTTAATTACTGTAATATCGCTCATATGTTTAGCTGTTGTTATAGACCTGCCAGTTACTACCGTCAAATACGTAGAGATAGTAAGTATCGCTTCCGTACATGATAGTACCTGTGCTGTCGCTGGTTCTTGCTGTTATGTTAGCTGCCGTGTCTACGCTGGGTGCAACGGTATCTTCAGGGAAGCCGAGAATAGACTTTAAGAAGTCCGTCACAGCGTCCGTTTTATCTACCTTGTCATCCAACTTCGACTTAACGGTCTGTCCGATTTGTTGAAGTATGTTAGCCATTAGTGATTATATTTATGTTAGTGATTATTGATTGTCAAAACTATTGAGCAGCTTGCCATCCTGAGTCTGTAAATACATACAATTTATTAGTGTCCGTGGCATACGCCATCGTTCCTAAGTCGTCGTCAGTCCTTGCTTGAATGTTACTCTCAGTGTCTAATATAGCCTTGCTGGTGCTAGTAAGAGATATTAATAAGTTCCTGACGCTCTGTCCCATTTGATACCATACGCTCATATTTTATTTTCATTAATTGGTTAAATCCGACACTTGTTAGTGAATTACGGATCACCTGTCAAGCCTTCAAGAAACTCTGCGTGGTCACCCACCTCTTCTTCACGTGCGTCTAGGAAGTAAGGTAGTTCGTTCCAAGCAGTCGTTCCATCTCCTATCTTAATACGATTACGGTCAGTATCTAGCTCGATAGCAACTTCACCTTCTAGCAGTACTGGGTTCTCTTCCCGCCACTCGGCATAAGTACCGCGTCTTAATTGTATACGTTTTGTAAAACTAGGCATCTGGTTGTCCTCCGTCGAATATATCAGTGTCGTCCAATACAGGACCACCACCGTCAATAGTAACAAAAAATGGATCACTCTCCAGCGATGTAACCTTTGTTTGCAGTTCGTCAGCTTTCTGTTTGTTCTCCTTCACCTTTGCTGATGATACAGCTGCTAGTGTCCGTTGTTGAGCAGACAGAGGATGTGGACGAACTATTGGACGACGAGGCATACTCAGCACTTCCAACGACGCAACGCTAAAGCTTTACGGGTAGGTTTACCGTTCTTTTCCATTGCACCTTTCATTCCCCTAAAACGAGCACAGAAGGACTTCTTACGAGGACCACCACCGGGTTGAGGAGCTTTCAGATTAGAACCAGTAGCACGATTGTATTTACGTCTTCCCTTTGCAGTGAGACCACCTTTACGGCTTTTCTCACCTCTGCCTATGGATAACGATACACCCACCTTACTTCTTCTTCGGGAACCCACGCTTCATGTTACTGTAAGCTTTAGGGCTAATCGTTGACTTCTTCTTACTACGGCTAATACCGAGTTTCTTTCTTCTGTTTATGTTTGCGTATAATCCTTTTGGCATATCTATCTTTTCATTAGCAGCTCCATCATACGATCAAGCTTAGTGTTTATCTCTTTAATATTTGTTTCAAGTCCACCCATACGGTTCTCAACAGCAGTATCTCTTTCACTTTGTGCTGCCAACTCCACCTCTATCCTAGTCAGTCGTTTCTCGTCGTTCTCTAATCTATCTGACAGTTTCTTTATCATCCAACCGATAACGGCAAGTATTACACCAAGAGCTGTATCTAAGAAGTGGGAGAGTGATTCAGTCATTACTAATTAAAACGTCGAAATAGCAACTCTTCTCCAAGCAGCTGAACCGCCCACATGGACATACAAGTAACTGCCATCAGTAGAAAATTGATGCTTTGAGCCGTTGACTGTTGAGTTTGCAGGTTTCGTATGAACGGGTTGAAAACCTGTAAGTGATAACACAGCACCGTTATTAACTCCTGCGTGTTGGTCGTTTATTTTTAACCGAGTCGAATTAGTTCCTGTATTTTCCGCACCACAGAACCTATTGTCCGTAAGGAAAACTTCCGTAATATTAGATGGTGGACCCGGATCGTCCATAAGCACTGTAACAGGATATTCGTTTGTTCCGCTAAATGTTGCGTCATAACTTAAAAAAGTATTACCTGTAACACTTATATTTTTAAAACTAGGAAAGTTAGTACCACTGTTACTACCGTAGTTTTCTACTGAGCTTTTAATATGCACTAATACACCTAATAACCAATTCTTTAGAACATTATCTTTAAAGGTAACTCCGTTTAATACTGTTGCGGTGTCTCCCATACTTGGTGTAGTGCTTACATTGTCTTTATCTGAAGGGGTAATAAGAACGCATCTTGCATCTGGTGTGACAACACTTCTTTCAAAATAGTTGCCTTCAATGGAAGCAGAGCCTCCCGTATTTATTTCTATTAAACCAGTAGCGTCCGCATAGAATGAGTTATTAGATATAAGAGCGTGACTAAGGTACTGAACATATATAGCCTTTCCTCCAGCAAAAGACCCGTTTATTGTGTTTCCTTCTATAACAACATCTGTTGATGCTTGAGTAACAAGTATTCCTATTTCAGTAGCGTCACCTACTATCCTGTTATTTACGATACGAGCACCGGGTGAATACGTATTAAGGGTAATTGCTCGTCCTCCCCCTAAATCTTCAATAAAACAATTTTCAACAATTAGATTTCGACTGTTATCTGAATAAATACCGAATGTTCCTACGGCTATATAAGAGTTGCATATTTTTAAGTTCTTAACAGCAGCTGTAGGGAAAGGTGTAGCGTTACGAGTGAAACTACTTACATCAACATATTGAGATGCATACCCTGTAGCACCCGCTCCTTGTAGCCATATCCCTCGTACTGTACCTGAAGATGTTTTACCTATAACTTTAACATTATCAATTAAACCGTGATCCGTTCCGTGTTGTATATATATACCACCATTACTTATATTGTTAAAAATACCGTCCTTAATAGTGTAGTGTTGATAACCCCTTACTCGGATGTAATTTCGATCGTCAGTTGTTGCTGGGTCTAATTGATTAAATAAACCTCCAACAATTTTCAAACCGCTATAAACAACAGTGTCTGAAGTTGCACCACAATCAAAGCAAGCAAAACAACCCGAATTTACAATCTCAGCGCCTTCTAAATTGATATGTACATTATTAGCAGTGATGTTGATTGAAGAGTCTAAACGATACGTGCCTTTCGGGAAGTAAACTGCCGTAGACGCATCAATAGCGTTTTGTACTGAAGCAGACACGCTGGTAACTGAACTGTAATCATTGTTACGGACAGCGTTGATTTCGGCTGTCGTTAGATAGTCTAAGACATTAACAAAATCAGCAAACCGATTAGCAAGACTCCTAGTAGTCGTTGAACCTGTCGCAGTAACATCGTACCCGCCTAGTGATACAATAGCAGGACTACCACCGAGAGCTATAGCGTTGTCTATTGTTTGATCGACGTATCCTTTATTAGCAGCGTCTGTATTATCGGATGGAGCAAACAGATTTATTATCTTGTTACCTTCAGCGTCGTAGTGCTCTAGTCCTTTTTTCGTAAGTTGTTCACCGCCTTGACCTTCAGACGCTTCCTGACCTATAAACAAGTTGTGTTTGTATGACTCATCCAGTTCGTTCTCAGTAAGTATAGAACCGTCAACAAAGTCTACTAACGGAGAGAAATCACCACGACTATCACGGTATATCTTGATAGCAGCATTAGCAACAGGAGCTGTGTTAAAACGAATCTTAGTAGGAGTCGGAGAGGTAACGATCGTGAAGTTTGTAACCTCGACACCATTGACTTTTACTTTTACGTGTTCGTCTCTAAGGTATTCAAAAGAAAAGTTGTAATCAGTCTGTGCTGCAACAGCTGTGTAGTCTACGTAGGTGTTAGCCATGATATTATATTATTACTTATTGAGTGAGGAGTTCAAGCACATCTTCACGTTGCATACCAGTTCTGAAACCTGCCTTAGCTCTAGTAAGTGCTGCGAACTGTCTATCTAACTCAGGATATTCACGCAACA